ATGGGCTTCATAAGCCGCTGCGAAAGTTTATCCCAAGTATCATGCATAGCGGCAGCGAACCCTGCCGTCGTATGATCATAGTTTTCAAATGATTTGCTATTGGATTTTCCCATGTTCTCCATGGTTTGCTGGAAATCTTTACCCGTCAGCTTGCCGGCTTTGCCCATAGCAACCAGTTTATCTTGCGAAACACCGACTGTGTCAGCCATTGCTTTGGCAAATCCGGGAATTGTTTTTTGCATTTTGGCGACATCAGAATAAGAAAGTTTTCCCGTTACACCAACCTGAGTTAACTTTTTGCCTACTGCATCAATTTGAGAATCATTCAATCCAGCGGCACGTCCAACATGCTGAATGGAATCAGAGAGTTCTTCCATTCCTTTCTTATTGCCAGTCAATCCATACATCATTTTATTTAAGGAACTGATTGAGTCTAAGGAGTAATGAGACTGTTCATGCATCTCCTCAATCACTTTTGTGAATGCTTCGCCATCTTTTGCGGAATGAGTAAAGTTTTTCCATGTGTTTTGTATGGTTTCAAGATTCTCGTTTTCTTCTTTTCCAGCGTCGATGATGCTGTGGATTCCATTAGTGACGCTGGAAGCAGCCGAAGTAATAACATTTCCAGCCATGGAACCGAGAAATGATCCGGCAAATACGCTGTGCGTTTTCTTCGCAGCGTCGCCAAATCGTGCTAGTCTACTAGCTGATTTTTCAGAAGCAGTGCCAACCTCGGCCATTTCAGTTCTGGCATGGCCTAACTTACCAGACAGTTCATTGACCCGGATGGCTTGTTCCCGATAAGCTCGCGAGTTCTCACCCGATTCCGATTTCACTTTTTGGAGAATAGAATTTTCCTTGCTCTGTATTTCCTCAAGCTGCTGAATCTGTTCACGTAAGCCCTTGGCCTGCGCGGCATTCGCCTTCTCTTCATCGCCCTGTGCCTTGTACATATTAACCGTAGACTGCATCTCACGAGCCAGGAGAGACAGTTCTTCTTTATTGCCACGGATGCCGGATTGCTCATATTCGTACATCTTGCGAGCTTTCTCCTGCTGAGACATCAACCCGGCCAGCTTATTCGCATTCTGATTAATCTGCGAGGACAGCTTGTCATAAGCATCGGCATTTTCTTTCGTTCGCGCGCCTAAGTTAAATAACTGGCTACGCTCCTGATCAATCACCTTTTTCTGCGCTTCGATGGCTGTCGTCAAGCCCTTATACTTCGTTTCAGCAGCCTTGACGTGATCGCCCAACTGATTAAAAACAGAAAACTGAGTCTTCCATTCAGCGGTTGCCGCACGGACTGTATTTTTCATGGCAGTCAGTCCTTGCGTCATCTCGGTTTTATCCAGGCCAATATGAACAACCATGCTGGCAATTGCAGCAGCACTTTGCACCATTTCAAGTTCCTCCTTTCTATCCCCGCAGGCGGCCTTTCTTCAAGAATTCTGCCAGAGGGATTATTTTTGCTTTTTGCGAGTAAAGCTCTAGCAGACTTGGATATTCGGTCTCATCAACCGTCTCTAAATCCCAGCTGAGATTTTCAATCAGCTTTTTTCGGAGATCGTCGATTCCTCGGATGGCTTCGTCGTAGCCGACTTTTTTCCTTCAGATTCACCTTCGGAGTCCGCACCGACAAGCTTCTTGGCAACTTTTTCAGCGGCCTCACGCAACTCTTTCAGACTGACATTCTCTTCGAAATAGTCAGCATCGATTTTATCTTCGCCAAGGACGCCAACCAAAAAATTAACTGCAAGGTCTAGTGTCTTTGCTGACCCGTCAATGTCGGCGATCGCCACTTCTATCTCGTTTTCGTCGCCTTTATCGGTAATTGTTTTATAAAGTTCGCCCACTGCTTTTTGATAGACATAAGCTCGACGAGTATTTTTGATTGATTCCTTGTATGAAAAAGATTTTCCATTAATTTTAATTTGTGCCAAAGTGACCAACTCCTAATAAAAAAATAAGCGGGCATAAGCCCGCAAAAAAAAGTCATCCACCAACAACTGGTGGAAAGACAAACGAATTCCATGCCGTTTCTGTGAATCCAGTGTCTCCACTATTGGCATGCGCATAGGCCAAACCGTCACTGATTCGATCGACAGAAGTAAAAGTTATCGCATCTGTAGCATCTGTTTCTTGAGCTTGGTTCGTCTGTGGATTAATATCTCCGTGTGTAAAGATTCCTTTAAGCAGCGCTAGGTATACCATATTATTGTGAATATCATGCGATATTAGTTCCAGTGCGCAATAAGGTGCCTGCGTATCTTTACCAAGTTTATAAATTCCATCTGAATCAGGTACAGTCTCACCCGTAATCTGAGCTATGATACTATCCGGAATGTCGTTTGCTGTCAATGCACAGGTAATCGCCCCATGACCCTTGCCAGACACACGGAAAACGGTATCGCTACCATACTGGATCGTAGTCTGATAACCAAGGTTCTGGATGTTCGCCCCTAAAAGAGAGCCCACTGCCGCATTAAGTGAAAAAATCTTTGTCGGATCAATATGCTCGTCGTCAAAAGCGTTGAATATACCAATGCGGGCACTTTCGCAACCTACTAATTGAGACATTATTTCTCACACTCCTATTTGATTTTTTGTATATTGCATTGTAAAAAACAGCTCCGACGTATCGGGATCTTCTACAATCCCTGCGTCGTAGTTGTTATACCATCCGCTATTCTCCATTGCCGAGTTCAACGCGTTCTGTACCGCGTCAACACCTGTCGACAACTCAAACCATCCCTGCACCTGTTCCCTCTTTGCTCGTCCCTGAGCATGATCACTGCCGAAACGATTAAATGGTGCGCTGACTTCAGTCACAAGAAGCCGAGGAACAATGCTGTTATCCACCCATTCAGCTGGAATGTTAAAGGCTTTGATATGATCAGCCGGAACAAGTGCCGTCAGTGCGCTATCCGCTCGAAGGAGTTCCACAATTTCGGTTGGCCCCATCATTCTAAATCTTTCCTAACTTCGTCAAACATCGCCTGCTGCATGGATTCTTTCGCCTCATCATAGGTATGTTCCATAAAATGCAATCCACCCGGAGGAACCTTGTCATGCATTTTCGCTGTTCCGTTATTGAGAAACCGGCCATAATAACCTTTTTTTGTAAAGCCGACGTCCGTCGATCCATCTGCGTATTGCCCGGGCTTATAGGTCAGTTCGTCGCGAACATGATGCCCGTTGCCATCACTTTCGGGAATATTTGGCTGTAGACGCTCAACATAAACATTGGCTGCAGCGTTAACCGCACGCTTCGCCGTTTCAGGAGAAATGGTCAGGTTCCCCAGCTGCTTCATAAAAGCATCCATTCCTGTAATCTCGACCGTCATTTGCTCACCTTCTTCAAGGTTATCGTATCGTAATTAATCACCGGAGACTGAGTTCCTTCGGCATAGACAACGATAGTGTAATTCACTCCACCAAGCTGTGCGAGCATACTTTCATTCAACGCATCACGATGGCGAACGATGACTGTGATGGTATTTTCAAGTGCCGTCCCTACGACCTGAAACTGCTGATTCAGTGTTTTATTCCATATTGCACAGTAGCAGGTGATTGAAGGGACGAACGTTGGCACGCTCACATGATTAGCGTTCTCCACACTCTGAATCGTGCCAAACTTAATCTGCTTATTAAACCTGCTGGGTTGGGCTATCAGAGCCACTCTCATCACCGCCCGTCATCATGCCTTTAAGCTGAGTAATCACCATATTGACGCTAAACGGGATTGCAGTCGGCGTACCCGAACCATCGGATACTGGAATATTGTTGAAATACCATTCGGCAAACAGAAAAAGAACAGCCCGCTCAAAAAGTGGCTGTTTCTCGTATTCCGATTCATCAATTGTTGAATCCACCGAATTAATCACGGACGATTTAGCTTGTTCAATAATAGCTTCAAGATCATCGTCCTCATCCAGATCGGTATCAATTCTCAACCTCCGACGCATAGCATCCGCCGACAAATCACAGACCCATGTCATAATTGATCACTCCTCTCTCTGAGTGATTAGTCCCCAGCCGGTGCCGTATAGGTGACATAGAATCCAGCGTTCGCATCTGCTTTTACTGCGCCAAAACGGAAAGCTGCGCCCAGGTATTTGCCATAGATGGACGAATCGATCCAAGCCAGCGAGACATCCGCACGATTCGCATAAAGGACGGCACGTTTCAGGTCACCGATGAAAGCTACGGTAGCGCCTGCCGTTGCGCCAATGATTGTATCGCCAACGACGACAACCGGCATGCCGAGAACAGTCTTTCCGCTGGCTGCAGTAATTGAGTCCTGAAGAAGATAGCGACCGTTACCGTCTT